CATAAATCGCATTCAAGCCAATTTATGATTAGCTTTTTCTCTTTGCTGTTACTGTGCATCATTAATCCCCTTGCGAATCCGTGCTGCGAATACCTTGGCGTCCATAGCGTTATCGTTATATATATCGGACAGCACAGGGTTACCTATCGCTCTTTGCTCCAGGCTTTTTTGCATTTGGTTATCTGAAAATTCTTCCACACCTTTTGCCATCAGCTCTCTTGTGAATGCGTCGGTGGCTGGGGTTTCACTAAGCGCCTCTTTAATCATTTCTTCAGGCGACTTAGTGCGAATCTGCCACTCATAGGTGTCACCGTTCACATGCTTAAATAGTGACTTTGGAATTTCGCCAAGAACCTCTTTCAGGTTTGCATTCTCAGCAGCTAGCGCGTCACGCTGCTGAACTACTGATTCGTATGTCTGGATTGGTAGGTTGTTCATGAATATCTCCTACGCGGCATCGGCTATAAGCTCCATGCCGTACATGAATTTGGTAGGTTCGAGTGACTGATGAGTTTTGCCGTTGAAGCTATAAACGATGCTGCGGTCGGAGGCTGAAATGATGGTGTACTCAATGCCGCGTTTGCCTATATAGCGCTGTCCAGCTTTTGGCTTGTGAATAACGATGGGCTTAGGTGGTTGTCGCTTTGGTGTGATTGTCTCGATAACAGCATCTACATCGATATCATCTCTTAGCCGGTAAACCGTACCGCCTATCTTCATATCTCCCCATGGAACCGCTGTTAGATATTCCCTGATTGTTAGAAGATGGTTGAAGCTTATGTACTCGTTCTTTTCAGGATTGCGCCATGTGTAATATGGCTCTTTAGAGTTCAGCGTCACCCCGCCAGTGGCACCGCCGCCAGCAAAAACTCCGCCCACTGAGTTAAGTGCTCTGTGGAATTCGGTGATGTTATTGTCGGGGTGCTGGCTGAGGACGCGCAGGATGCTCTGCGGCGTCATGGTGGTTACCTGTTAGAAGGGAATATCGTCATCAAAATCCATTGGAGGTTCATTGCTTTGTGGCTGAGCTTCTGGAGCACTCTGAGGGCGAGCCGCTGGCAGTAAGCCTCCGCTGAACTGATTACCCTGTGCCTGACCGCCGCCCATAGGCGAACCGCCACCTTGACGTCCACCCAGCATCTGCATGGTGCCGCCAACGTTTACAACAATCTCAGTGGTGTATTTTTCAACACCAGCCTGATCTGTCCACTTACGAGTCTGCAAAGCACCTTCGATATAAACCTGAGAGCCTTTACGCAGATATTCACCCGCAACCTCGGCTAGCTTCCCGAATAACACTACGCGATGCCATTCAGTTTTTTCCTTCTGCTCACCAGTCTGCTTATCTCGCCAGCTCTCTGATGTAGCCAGCGTGATGTTTGCCACAGCGCCTCCATTCGGTAAATAACGAACTTCTGGATCATTTCCCAAATTCCCGACAATGATCGCTTTATTTACGCCTCTGCTCGCCATTACGCGGCCTCCAATTCTTCTTTTCTGATAGTAAATACGTCAGTCAATTTAGACTGGTGATCGGGACTGCTAACCAATGCTTTGAATGACCAGTTATATGCTGTTGTTAGCTCAGGTAATGCCATGCAGCGAGCGGCCTCGGTGAAGCGCGACAAAATATCGTCAGGGGAGGGCTCTTTCTTTTTCTCGGCAACTGGTTTCTGCGCTGGAAGAGCCCATGATGGTAATGCTGGCGGTGACCAATAGAACTGTGTTCCATCCTTCAGTTTTGCTCTGTTCCATCCTTGAATCTTTTCTGCTGATGCCTGAGCAAATCCTTCTTCTAAATTGTATAGGTATCGACCGATACCCCACTGCACAGCCGCTCGCTTCATGGCTCCTGAACGGCCACCCTTTACTGACTCGACCTGAGTGTTCTCGGCGGCGTCCCACTTGGTGATCCACTCACCATCAATCTTGATTGAGATGCCACACTCAACGCCGCCGTTATTCGGAATATCACGATATTCATTTCTCCATGCTGCCTTACCGCACACATCATCAAGTCGTTTCATGATGGCTCGGTTCGTTACGTAGCAGAGAACCATCGCCCATATTTTCCCTGCGTTAGTCTTACCGCTTTGTTGAATTCGCCATTCGATATCCTCTGGATCAAAAGGGTGATCAAGCTCTTCCAGATTCATGACATGCCCCCACTGCTGAGTTAATGGTTCCCATCATTTCAGCTAAGAACTTATCTCGCTGAAGTTTGGCTCTACTGCGAACCTGCTCGACTAACTCGCCTTTAACACCCATATGGTCAAGAGCCATGATAGCTAGCTCTTCTGAGCTAATAGTTCCGTTTTTCAGCATGAAACGAACCTGATTTAATGAGTCGAGGTGTGCCTGAGATTGGTGCCGGTTCTTTAGGATTTCATCTATCATGCTGCCGCCTGTTTTTCGCTAACATTGAACCCAAGCCCATTTAGATATTCACAAATAGTTTGAATATCCATACCTGCCAGAAGCTCTATAAGCTCTTTCTCGCTGTTTGGTAGCTCAGCTATAGAAACGCCTTGCAACTCCATTACGAACTCACCTTGACGCACTCCATGCTTGCTAGCGAACGATGTGCATGTGATGTTCATAACGGATCACCTTTGATGAATAAGTGCTTAACTACCGGAAGTCGTTTAACCCAGCGCAGAAATCGAGAAGCTCTCACCGCTTGGATTCGGCGTGGTTCTCTCATGAAATCAGTCATAGTTATTTGCTCCAGAGTGGTGAGAAGAATTGAGTGACGATACGAACGATGCGGTCTAGTTGTGATTCGCGAAGAGTGCCCATGCGAGGGCACCCTGCAAAGCTGAGTTCTTGCATGGGGTTACTCCTGTTTGATTGATTAGTAGTTGATGCTGATTGCGGTGATGTTGCCTTTGGCTATAGCCATGATGCACAGCTTGGCGCATTCTTCCGGCACACCTGCGGCGATAAGGTCTTGTAGTGCTTTGTTGTTTATTATTTTGCGGTGTTCTTTATCAGCTGCGCGGCGAGCTTCTTCATCCTTGATGCGTTTTTCTTCGGCTAATCGAGCTTGTTCTCTGGCCTCTGCCGCTGCACGTTCACGCTGAATGGCTTCTTCTTTTTCACGCTTAGCTTTTTCCTCGGCGGCGATGCGCTCACGTTCTGCTTTTGCTAAGGCTTCTTTCTTCTCGCGTTCGGCTCGCTGCTCCGCCTCTATGCGGTCGCGCTCCGCCTTCTCCGCCAGCTCTTTGGCTTCACGTTCGGCGCGTTCCTTCGCCAATGTCGCTTCACGTTCTCTGGCTGCTGCCGCTTCGATTTCACGCTTTGCCGCTTCGTCTGCTTCGCGCCGCGCTTTCTCTTCGGCCTCACGCTTAATGCGTTCTTCATGCTCGCGTTTTGCTTGCTCGGCTTTCTGTCGTGCCTCTTCGCGGTCGCGGTCGAACTTCTCGTTCATGAGTAAAGCCATTTCATGATCGGCTTCAATCTTCGCTGAGCGCTGACGGTCGAACTCTATATTCATTGCCAGTGCTTCTTCATACTTGGCGTTCATTTCTTCTTCGGCCTTGATACGCTCCTGCTCAACCTCCCAGTCAGTCACTGGTTTGCGAATCTCAACCGCCAGCTCGTCCAGAGAATCCCTAACCTTTTTACGGCTGGCATCGACAAGAGCAGGGCGTTTCTTCATCTCTGCAACTAACTTCTTACCAGCCTCGTCAATAGCTGTCTTAGTGCTACGGACATTCGACGCCATGCTGATGTATGCACGGCGTCCCTTGACTGTATTCAGGTCACCAACTACAGACGATGCTTTTTCACGGATGTCTTTAATTAACCCTTCAATGAATTCGTCATTGATAAAAGCGGCTTCGAGTTCAGACGGCACGCTCGGCAGAGTGACTAATGCAATTTCGTTCTTTTCCTCGCTCACTGGCGATCTCCTTTGTTGGTTTCATTGCAAAACGCCTACGCTTTGCGATGAAGCGGGTATAAAAAAGCCCCTAACGAGAGGGGCAAAACGTGTCAGCTAACCAGAGCAGTCATTCTCCAGTTATGAGCGGGATTGCTCACAGCAGATACTCAGTGAATACCTGCTAGGTGCATTACTCGTCACGGGCTTTTAACATTGCGTCGGCCATTAGATAAGCATCCTTCGCTACGCCATCTCTCCAGCCTTCTTGAACACCATTCTCAGCGGCGTAGTTAAGGTAGTCCGCATAACACAGGCCGAGCGCCTTCGATGCGAAGTAATCGCGAGCAGTTAATTCATCTACAGAATTTGATTTTTCCTCTGGGTATGGCTCATCGTCGAAACGATAGAGCAGGTCGTAATCGCCAGAATCATCGAACGCACTATGCTCATAAGCCCATCGGTGACCATTAAACAGGAATGATTTACCTATGCTTGTTTTATCAAAACGGACTTTCATGTAATCAGGGTATTCTTTGGAATCTTTATAAACTTTTAGTGTGTGCTTCATATCTATCTCCATTCTGGGTATAAAAAAGACCGCTAGGCGGCCTCAGTTTCTTCACTTGGCTCTTTAAGCCAATTTGGACGCTCACCCTTACCAAGATAAAAATCTATGATATCTAGCAGCTCAGGGTAGAAGCGCAGTGCTGAACGTCCATCCATATCAGCAATTTCCTGTTTGCTGTACTTGCGCCACTCTGCAACTGTATGGTTCTGGCATCCTGCTCGAACATATTCACCATTGGTGATGGTGATTGGATATTTATGCCCCATGATTACGAACGTGTGATCTGGCAGGTCGGCACCGCGCAGGTCGGCACCGCTCAGGTCGGCATCGCGCAGGTCGGCACCGCTCAGGTCGGCACCGCTCAGGTCGGCACCGCGCAGGTAGGCACCGCTCAGGTCGGCATCGCGCAGGTCGGCACCGCGCAGGTAGGCACCGCTCAGGTCGGCACCGCTCAGGTCGGCACCGCTCAGGTAGGCACGTGATCCGTTTTCTCTAAATGACTCAATCCAAATTTTGTGTTCATCAAGAATCTTGCGTAAATCTGCGGTATTCATCTCACACCCCTTGTTCACCCAATAAAAAATGCCGCCTAGGCGACCTGTTATTTCCAACCATGTAACTCAAATGCGCTCTGACTCCAGCACATACTGTTACCAATGAATAAACTCGCACTCTGAACGGAGCGCTTTCTTGCTGCCGCTTTAAAAATTTCTTCGCTGTTTACTGTTCCAGTGAAGTCTCTAGAAACGATATATTTATCAAACCTGCTAGGACTAACATGCTCTTGAAAGTGATTATTGAAGACTGAAACTTTGTTATTATTGATTGTGATTGTGTGCTCCATGCAGTTGTAGCTCACGATTATCTTTTTCATGCTTCACCTCAAATTAAGGGAATGCTCTTCCCGCGAATCTACTTAGTAATGTGAACCGCTTCTTTACGTGTATTACGGTGTCCTGCTGCGAATATTGCTACCTGTGGCAAACAAGCACCGCCTGACTCTTCTTTAGGCTGGCGATTTGCTGAGAAGCCCAGCAATCACTCTCTCTGCGGTCTGCTCTGCATCCAGGATGATTTTCAGATTTTCTGTGAGTCGCTCTAATTCTTTTTCCAGTAGCGGGACCAGTGTTTCGGTTGGTAAAACAATTCTGATTTCAGTTCTGTAATGCTCGTAGATACTTAAAGAGTTGCCGTTTTTCGCCTCTTCCAGAACGCGATTAACCTTTCTGATGCGTTCGTTCAGTTCGTCTTTTTTGCTAAGCATTTCTTTGATGTTCATATCTGCCTCTGATTTAAATTAATGGAATGCTTTTGCCACGCATCTTCTGGCGCTAATAATTAGCTACCATTTCTTGTTGCTATTTCGTTGGTGAGCGTGATTTACCACTCGGTGCATTACATCCTCATGTGGTATTTCAGGCCCTTTTTCCCCGCCGCGAGGGAGTGTTGTAAAAAGCGATTTATCAACCCTATCTACTGGGCTTCTATTTAATTCAACCACTAATAATTCATTTGGCTTTGCTCTAATTCCTACAGAAGTTGGGTTTTGTCTTTTCCACTCTTCCTGTTTTTCTTTTCTTTTTTCCCTGCGTCTTGCTTGTGCGTCCATTAATCACCTCGCTGTCACACTTTCGCTCTTACGGTGACCTGCTGCGAATATTGCTACCTGTGGCAGGCAGCACGAACCGGTTACCTCTTCTTCACCTCTAACAACTGGTGTCGGTAGAGATAGTGCTTTTACTGTTCTCTCTGAGCATCCAGAGAGGCTTTTATCTATAATCCTTTTCTTATTCGCTTCCGCTGCGAACTTCTCCCTGTATCGCGCAATGCGGCGCTGTCTTGAGTTCATGTTTATTCTCCAGTGGATTAGCTTTGGTGGTGTGGTGTTAGGACTTAATGAGCTTCTCAGTTCTGTCTTGCACGGCATGCTTTCGCTTCCGTGTTAGCATATGCCTTACGTCTATGCCTCTCTGCCGTACCCTACTGGTCGATTACTGACGGCGATCAGCCGAGCATCATTCTCCATCTACTATCTGGCAGGGCTTGTAGCTCACCACACCCCAAAGCCAACTTAACTTTGGTGTACACCTCTCGGCATACCTTCTCAGGTTTTTAGCTGAAAAATGGCAATAAAAAACCCCGCCGTGGCGAGGTTCTAAATATTTATTGATTTACTTTCGTGGGTTTAATTTAGCCATGCTTGCCGATAGTGTCGAAAGCCGAGATCGTATAGATGGAGTATCAAGTCCATTTCTAACGTCAGTGTTCAGTGATGATAGTTCATCAGACCATGCTGATATTGCTTCGTGGAACTGCTTGGCTCTATTAGCTTGACGTTTTCTGCTGCTTTCAAGTTCAGATACGCTTTGTTTTGCTTCGAGCTGAGCTTTGCCCATGCCAACTTTGACCGCTTCGAAGGCTGCTTCTTTCATTTCAGCCTTAATTAGAGGGTGAAATATATCAGCGCCATAGTAAACAATATCATCTATGGATTTAATTATTAGCAAGCAGTCAGTCTTTTTATTAGTTCTATTCTCAATGCATGATACCTCAACCGCTATAGAAGTATCGTACTGCTTTACTCTCATCGCTGTGTAATTCATACCGCTATTCAATTTACTAACCTCCGAAAAATCAATGTGTAGCCAATCAGGTAACTATCACTCTTTTATTGATTTTTAACTGCGATCTGATTCAGAAAACCTACTTAATAATGTGAACCGCTTCTTTGCGTGTATTACGGTGGCCTGCTGCGTATAGAGCGACCTCTGGCAGGCAGACTCCACATTCCACTGGCTTGTGACCAAATTCATTGCTGTAGAGAATTGCCGCGCGCTCAAGGTTGCGTTTGTAATCTTCACGCTCCCAAGCTGCATCTTGAGCTACGAATTTAATTCGTGTTGCATCGTTAATTTTTTCTGGCGTGTGATGTAATCCTTTAGCTTGTAGCTGCGCTCTACTTAACGTTGGTCGATGTAATACATCTGCACTTTTTGCCACATCACTTTGAAGATGAGCGCGACGCTCACGGCGACGGGCAGTTTTTGACATTCTGTATGCCATGATTACCTCCTCAATAAACTTTGGTGGTAAACGCAGCAGGGTGACTAAATCCTGTCGCTACTATGCAAAGTGCCATCTGTCACAGGCATCATCTGCGTTCACCCCAAAGCATATTGCTTGGTTGATTGGCTTTTCAGCCTTGTAGATTCAAACTTCGAATCGTTGTAGAAACTTCCTGTTCGATTTGGCGTCCTGCCGTGTTGATGGAGTAGATTATTAACCAGTAGTTATTTTCAGTCAATAACCAATGGTTAATAAAGTTAAGTTTATAAGTTAACTATATGAACCTAGTGATGTTTTATTTTTTATGATTGGATGTCTGGGCTGTTTTTGGTGTTAAAGTGAGCAAAAAAAAAGGAGGGTGTATGGAAAAGAACGCGATCGGCTATAACGACCTATGCGAAGCGGTGGGAAAGGCAACGCTGAATTTGGTGTCTTACAAGCAAGAGGTGAAGAAGGAATACATCATTTCGATGTTGGAATCTTTCGCTCAGATAGAGTATGACGAGAAGAGAAGGGCGACGTACATAATGGCAGCGGAAGCGATGAAGGAGTGAGGGCAATAAAAACCCCGCTCGGCGGCGGGGTGTTACTAGACTAGCATCACAGAGTAATGAATTACTCGACCAATTATTTCAACGCTATCTTGATCGGCTTCTTCATCTGGGAAGTCTATTTTGTTGTAGCTTCTGATGCTTAGCTTCTTGTTTGGTAATCTGAATAATTGCTTAACTCTCAATAGGTCGCCATGGTCTATTGCGTAAATAGCCCCATCTATAATTCTTTTATTTGCTAGGTCAACAGTTACCGTAGTTCCCTCTGGGATTACTGGTTCCATGCTGTGCCCATGCACTGGAAAAGCGATGGTACAGGCTGGATCTGCGCCAGCGCGACGAAGTGTTGCTTTAGAGAATCTAAGCTTAAATCCATTATGGTCTTCGTTATTCACGCATCCATGTCCTGCTGCTAGCTCAATACTTTTGAAATAAGGGATCTCTACCTCATCATCACCGAGAGGTGTATCGCTATCCCACACGTCAACGCCACTCCACTGGTTCTGTGGAGGCATATCTGGTTCTTTTTGAGCTATAGCTGCATCTTGGCTCATGGGTTCTACTCCATACTCTAGCCATTCAGCCCTAACATTCAGCCACCGGCTAAGCGCAAGGATGTTTGTTGAGTCTGGAATTGCCGCTCCATTTCTCCACTTCCAGATAGCTGGTTCGCTAATTTCAATACCCTGTTTTTTTAGGGCTGCTTTAATTCTTCCGGGCAATCCCCTACCTGCCACGCCTGCATCTAAACAAGCCGCATCAAGTCTCCGAGAGAACGCCTCTTTCACATCGTCTTTTTTAACCATGCGTTAATTATCCAAAGAATTGACATAACTGTCAGTTAAGATATATTCTTAACCCGAAGTTAATTTAGTTAATAAGGATGCTTATGAACCCTGTACAAATTGCAGTAAATGCGGTTGGCGGGCAGACAGCAGCAGCTAAGTTATGCGGTTTATCAGTTGTGGCAGTTCATAAATGGGCTGTAAAGGGGACGCTTCCCCGTACCGAGTACACAGGTAAAACCAATTATTCAAAGCTGTTAGCTAATGCCTCAAATGGAAAATTCACTTCTGAGTGGCTGTTGAACGCAGCAAACCCAGATAAAACAAGCTTAGCAGCTTAAGCAATACCGCTCTTCCCACAACGGACACTCGTCCTACAAGGCTGAAAAGCCAACCCACACAAACAAATCACTTGTGGTCATCCCACGGGCTGATCACGTCTTTATTCAACAAAGGAAGTATCACAAATGGAACATGCAAGTTATAGCAAGCGCATCAACGAAGTGGAGACAGAACTCCGCTGCCGGATGATGCA